ACATTAAATGATATTACAAATCAATTAACACTTTTACCATATCAAAAGACAATACAACTTTCATCTGACAGTCAAGACCCAATTCTTTATGGATTCGATTATTACGGAATTAAACAGGATGAAAAAATAATTAATACTGATGTTAGAAAAGTTGGGGTTGTTCTTAAAAAGGCATACACAACAAATGAAGTATTACAAAGAGTCCAAGTTTATTATAGAATTTATGTGAGAGAAGGTCAAACTGAAGTGGAGGTTCAAGATTGGACAAGAGTTAATAGGTCTTATAATCAATATTACTTTATGTTCGATACAAGAGATAAAATACCTAATGAATACTACATTGATTTAAAAGTGTATTCTGATGGAGCGGCAGATACTTATAAAAAACAGATTAAATTTCAAATAGTTAACAGAAAATGAAGAAAAAAATATATTTAACTGAAGCTGAATTAATAAGTTTTATAAAAAATATTATTAAAGAATTCAGAGAAAAATACCCAGAACTATTAAACCCGCTACTTGAAAAAGTAGGTGAAGTAGGGTTTGAAGGACTATCAAATATTGAACAGAAAATGTTAAATGATATATCACAAGATAGTTTAAACACTGATGAAATCATGATGATGGTTAATAGAAAAATTGCGTCGGGTGAAGAATTGTCAGATGTTGAGCAAATTTTCTTTGATGAATATGCTGCAGTTCCTGATACTTCTTTTGATGATATAGAAATGGGAGACCACAAAATTGATTTCCAATACCTTTCAACTGAGGAAAATCCAGAAGATGATGAAATAGTTCACAAGGGAAGAATATTTGTTGAAAGTGAAGGAGATGAATTTATGGAAGAAGAAGTATTTGAGGGTGAGATATATTGTGATGGAGAAGGCAATTATGCGGCTTGTAGTTTTGAAAACGAAGAAGGTATTAATTTATTTGAAAAATATGAGGCTTATGAGGATTTTATCGAACAAGCAATGGAACATATTTGTGATAATTTAAAATCAAACTTAAAATCATAATATTTATTTAGTATGAAAAAGATTGTAAAACTTACAGAAAGCGAATTAACTAAGTTAGTTCAAAAAATTCTTATCGAAGCCGATGAGAAAGAAGAAAAATATGAAAAAGGAAAGTCAGGTGTAAGAGCGGCTCGTTCTAAGGCTGACTACACTCCAACTCCTAAAGAATCGGATATTATGTCTGATTTATTTGGTAAATATTCTGACGATATTCCACCTATCGTAGTTCGTTATCTTAGAAAGATGGGTAAAGAGGCTCTTACAAAGAGACTCATTAAACTCAATATGATTGACCTCAAAACTGTGGTTGATGAATTTGATTTAGACGACGAAAAATGAAAAATATCTCAGAAGATTTAATTAAAAAAATTCTTAAAGAACAATCTGACAGATATATGTTCTTCTCTAATTTAGAACAAATGAGAAGACAATGTGATATCCTGTTAAGTAAAAATAGAGATGAAATTGATTCTATTTTGGACAACGGTCACGATTGGGCCCAGGACCATATTGCAGAGGCAAAAAATAATATGGACCAAGTATTTGATTTCTTAATGAATGAAACTTCTGATGAAAGTGATTTAGATGACCAATCAGATGAAGAAGAAATGACCATGATGGAAGGTCGTAAAAAGGCGGGTACAAAACTTTGTTCAAGAGGTAAATCGGCAGCCAAATCAAAGTTTAAAGTTTATCCTTCAGCATATGCAAATGGGTATGCCGTTCAGGTCTGTAAAGGTAAAATGCCGGGTTTAGACGGTAAAAAACGTTGTTCTGCCCCTTATTGTTAATAACTTAATTTTGTAAAATTGGAATTTTGGAGTATCTTTGTACTCTAAATTTTCAATTATGCGACTATTAAAGAGACTTTATCTAAAACTTCGTATCTTTTACCGAAATCAGTATTATAAGTCAAATAAGGAGACCCTAAATGGTTTTCATAGGACTCCATTATTCATTTGCATAAAGTTGTTAAAGATTAGTGATACAACTCTTCTTATTGCACCTGTATCAGGTGATAAATACATCTACAACGAAAGACTTGGTATGCTGGTATCTCTTTTCGGCTCAAGTGGCACTATTGTAGATAGAACATATTCTTACGATATTCAAATGAGTCGAAGAGATTGGGATACAATTGAGAGAGTTTTCTCACAAGAGATGGAGAAGCGTACCAAAAAAGTAGAAGAAGAGATTACTCGTAATGTTAAACACTCTTTAACAACAGTTTACGGCAAACTTAATAAAGAACTTAAACAGGTTTAAATATTTTGGATTTTAATCGGGGGTTGGACTTAATATATCTTTTAGTCTCTTCTCCCGATTTCTCATTTGCAAAATCCTCAGCTTCTCCGCCAATAGGATTTCTATCCTTAATATGTTTTTCTTGATGGTCATAACAATGTGCCCACTCGTGAGATAATGTTCTAAGAACATCAGCAAGCATTCTTCCTTTAAATAAAACTTTTATAAGTTTTTCTTTACCTTTAAAAGAACCAGTGGTCATTTTACCTTCTTGTTTTTCTAAAAAATGAATTGTAATTTGTCCCTTTAACGGTAAATTTTTTTGTAGTTGCAGAATAAATTCTTTTAAAATATCCATCTGATATTTCTCCACCAGTCCTTTTTTATGTTTTACACAAAGTTTCATTAACCTTTTAAAGACTTTAAAATTAAATCAATCAATACTGATTCATTTTTTGGTTTATATGAAACCATTGTTGGGGAATTTCCTGTACCTGCTTTTGGATTTTTCTTTTCTTCTCTTCTTTTTTGTTGACATGCTGACCTTTTTTGAGCGTCAGTCATTTTAGCGGCAACACCGGCCGCTCTACATTTTGGATATCCTTTTGAGTCAGCCTCAGGTCTTCCACAAGGAGGATGTCCACCACCTTCTTTTTTTCTACAAATATTAACCCAAGGACCTTTTGGTTGTTTACTTCCCTTTGGTTTCTTTTTGGTACCAAACCAAACTGCAAGGTCTTCTTTTGTTTCTGATTCTGAAATAACTGGTTGAGAATGATTAAATTTATTCTTTTTCATTCTTGGTTTTTTTCCACTCTTATCTCCTTTCTCTCTATAAGATGGAGTTAAAATTTTAAAAGGTGCCTTTGTATATTCATCATCCCCCTCAACTGGCGCATCTTGAGCAAAATCTGTTTTTTGTATTTTTTTTGCAATTTTTTCTTTTTTCGCGATTTCTTTTTTTGGCGCGTCAATATGACCGTCAAGTGAGTCGTGATATAACTCAGCATTTGTATATTTTGAAACTGAATTAACAAAAGGTTGCAAATCTTCAGGGTCCCAATAAGTAATACCAGGTCTAACTGGTGGTTTATATGAGCCTCTAGCCATTCCAGTTGTTGTTGCTTCATTCAATTTTTCAAACTCTAAATACTTTTTAAATATTTCTAATAATGTTTGATTTTCCATATTGATTTAGTTACACTTTATATAAATATCTTGAAAATGGAATCTGACACTAATATTGAAAAAGAGCTAAATGATAAAATTAATGAAATGATACCAAAAGGTTCATTGTTTGAATCAATTAATTATTTTGATGAAAATCAACTTAATGAATTTTATCATAATATGACAAGAGAGCAGGCGATTTATTGTTTGGTAGAGGCAACTAAAGCAGCATATAGGAGAGGGGCGTTTAAACTTGAAGAATCTGAGGCAATATCCAAAGCTTTAAGGACAATATCAGAATAAAAAAAGGGACCAATTGGTCCCTTTTTAATTTATTCATTAAATTGATTATCTCAATTCATTCAAATCAAATGTACGTACACCATCAACAATGATACGTCCGAAGAAACGGTTGTTAACCATCTTCTTAGCGTAACGAGTCATGATACCCTTGATAGGTGTGAAGTTGAATGGGTTGTACATAGTTGGAGTTAATTGAAGTGGTACATATGGTGCGTAGATGTAACCAGTGTCAAGAAGTGATGTACCTTTGTGACCCAACAATACTGTGTTTGCTGGGAAGTAAGGGTCACGATAAACTTGGTAACGACCTGCCAATGTACCTACTCTTTCAATACCCATGTTGTACTGGTCTTGCTCAGGAGCTGCGTTAGAAACGTGGAAATATTGAAGGTCATCAAAAATTGCAGAAACTTCAGATGATACAACAATCCAGTTTGCTCCACCTCTCAAAGTAGATTTGTGAATCTGAGCTGAGATTTGGTTGATTGCAGTGATAAGAGTTTGGTTCCAGTCCTTCTGAGTGTAAGGAGTAGATTGGTTGTTCAGACGCTTCCAACCGTTGTAATCCCAACGAAGTGTCCAAGCCGCACCTTTACGAAGGTCACGGAGGATTTCACGGTCAATTTCAGCTGCCACTTGTTCTGACAATAAAGCTGTCAATTCAGCTTCAGCGTCAATGTTGTGGAATGCTGCAACGTCTTGAGCAAGTTCTGGAGACCATTGTGCTCTCAACTTTCTTTCAGTTACAGAAACTGTTACTGACTCAAGGTTGAAAGAAACTTCACCGATTCTGTCTTCGAATTCAAGTTCTTGGTAACGCTTCCAATACGGTATAACCGCACTGTTAGTAGAAACACCAGTTAAAGTATTTGAAAATGTTGTACCAGTGTAACCGTCAGGAGTTGATTGTCCGCATGAAATACAAGCTGGAGTTTGTAAGTCAACCTCAAGGTAAATTAAACCATCTTGACCACAAACGTTATTATAGAATCCACCGTTACCACCTGTTGACGATGAACCACCAGGCCATACAGTTTGTGACTGACCACCATACTGAACCATACCTTGTCCGTACTTTTGAGTAACAACACGGTATAGAAGTGGAGTCGATGTGCTAGCCTGACCACCTGAAGCAAGAATTCTTGTAACTAAAGCTGACGTTGGTAAAAGTGTCAAATCAGAAAGGAATGTCTCAGTATCCATTTCTTGTCCGTCAGGACCAATAAGTTTACCTTCACCGGCATTTGTGAAACCTGACATAACAAGTATCATTTTTCTGTACTCACCAGAACCATAACCTGATACAATCAAGTTACCATTTGACCATACAACTTGGTTAGTTGCGCCTGTCACCCAATACCATGCGCCTTTTGAGTAATCAAAAAGACCTGGAGGATTTAAACCTGGCTCAGTACCTTCATAAAATGCATCATAAAGATTCTTAGTAAATGCAGTTGAATCGTTGTAACCTGCGTTAGGGTCACCAGGATAGTTACCAGGAGAACCAACAGGTGCTCTGTGACCAGCTTCACCTGAACCACCCAATGATGGAGTAGTTGCAGAATAACCCTGAATTTGAGGTACAAAGTAGAACAACTTACCGATAGGAAGGTTCATAGCTTGTACTGATACGATTTCATTAGCTAAAAGCTTAGAGAATACACGACGAATGATTGGGAATACAACAGTTTCAAATGAACCTGAATCTGAAGTAGACGCCGCTTCGTTAATTAAGAATGAAGCTTGGTTTTCATATAACTGAGCTACGTTCTCTTTTAGGTGACCACGAAGGCCTTCAAGGAACCCTAATTTGTCCCATTTGTTAATAGTATCTTCTTTGATAACTTTAAGGTGCTTAAGACCAATGTTACCAACAAGACCTGATTCTAATAATGCTCCCATTTTTATTTTGGTTTTTTATTTTATTGTTTATTTTTTTATTTTGAAATTTTTGACATGATGTCTTTCATTCTAAGGAACTGTGGATTCTCATATGTCTTAGATTCAATAAGATTAACTGCTGAGCCAGATTGTGGCTCACGGTCAATTACTCTTTCAATTGTTTCTGTAATAGGAGAAGCGGTAGTTGTAGATGAAAGTTCATCTTTTATTGTCTTATACAACGCTTTTGATTCCTTGAGGGTTTCAGCTGAATCGAATCTTCTAAGAATGTTAATTTTTTCTTGCTTAGAAGTTGAATGTTCAGTAAATAAACGAGTCGCATATGCTAAATTTGAATTAAAGATTGCCACCTCATTTAATTTATCTCTAAATAAATTAAGTGCTTTTCTGTATTCTTCATTTTTAGCTCTGAGCATTTCAAGTTCTCTGTCAACTGACTCATCTTGTCTAGCCTTCTTTGAACCTGTTCTTGCTCCTTTTGGAAGTGCTCCTTTTCTCCAACCCATTCCATAAGTACGTGCCGCCTCTTTTGCCTCTTCTTTAGAAAGTTTTGGCATCTTAGATGGCATATCCATCATTTCTCCTTCTTTGAATTCGAACTTTGGTTTACCTGTACCTTTTGTTGGGTTACCATGCTTCATGTCTTCTTTAAATCCGCCACTTGACTTCTTATAAGAAAACTTTTTAGCTGAGCCAAGTTTAGCTCCTTTACCTACTTTTGGTTTCATACCCTCTTTGGTTTCCATTTTCTTAGCTTTTTTAGCTTCCATCATTGGATTGTAGGATTCGTTATCTTCCTCTTCAGATTCTTCCATTTCAAACTCAAATTCTTCGTCACCGTCTTCCTCAGACTCTTCTCCGATTTCAAGTTCATAAATAGTTTCTCCTGATTCAGGTTCTTCTGACATGTAATCACCTTCTTCAAGTTCATACTCAAATTCTTCACCCTCTTCAAGTTCGTCTTCAGATTCTTCAAGTTCATACTCAAAGTCTTCTTCTTCACTTTCAGTTTGGATTAAAAATTCTTTGTCAGAATCATTGTCAGAAACATGTAAGTATTTTCCGTCTTTTACAACTTCGATTGTATCATCAGGACCCATTTGTTTCAAAAATACATCAAGTACTTCTGAATCGGGTTCATCAGTTAAATCTCTTACTCCCATGTCTATGCCCATACTTCTTCTTCAGACTCCTCTTCGTCGTCCATAGCCATGAATTCATCTTCATCGGCTTCTGCGACTTCTTGATTGGTTTCCTCAGGTTCTTCAGTCTCTTCTCTCATAGACTCCTTTACTAATTCGCTAATTTCTTCCTTCATAGTTGAAGCAAGTATTTCTTTTGCGTTTTCATTGATAACTTCCTCCAAATTTTGAATTTGGAGTAATGTTTCATTAACTAAATTTTTTTCAGCCATTTATACTTTTTTTTAATAAATATAGCATTAGAATAAAAAAATTAATTTATTTGTTATGGGCAACAAAAAAAGGGACAAAATGTCCCTTTTCTTAAATGATTGTTTTTAGATTTACTCGATTACTTCATCGATTTTACTTTCCACGATTGCCGTAATTCTCCAATCCTCAGAATAACTTTCAAATACTTTGGTTACCTTTGCCTCAACATCAGTTGGGGAATATCCTTTAACCAATTTTTCTTGTCTGAGTTTTTTAATCTTTCCTGTCTCAGGGTCAGGCATGTCTGTTGTAATTTTTGCTACAAAATATTTCTCGTCCATATTAATTATTTTGATAAATAATCGGAAAGTTTTTTCATTAAATCAATAGACTGAGACGCATCTCTTTGAGCTTTTAGTTCTTTTTCTTCCTGAAGATTCTCCTCATACTTGTATCTATCCTTTTCGTCTTTAAAAAGATATGCTCCGGGTGTTGATGGTGAAGATACAAGGTCAAAACAAATTAATTCAAAATCTTTTTGGACTTCGTTTTGTTCTCCTACCTTTTTGAGTGACCCAACACCACGAGATGAAATTCCAAGTGTTACACCTTGTCTTAACAGATTTGCAGCTTGGTCACCCTTTGTTGATACAATTCCTCTTTCGTGAAAACCTGGTGAAGTCAAAAGTCTCAATTTTCCAAGTAATACATTTTTATCCCACCACATATCTGTGATAATGTGAGAAACTCTGTCAAGGTCAATAAGTGATGACTCAGGGTGATTAAGTTCTGAAAGAGCAGTTCCTCTTTTAATGTAATTTTTAATATAGTTCTCAGATTCTCTTTTTAATATTTCTTCAGGGTAGACTCTGCCATTTCTATTTGGGGTATTATACTTCTGAAGAACAGCATAAAATTCAAATGGCTTTGAGTGGTCAGACGCATTTAAATTTTCTTTAATAATTCTATCGTTTGAAAATTCATTTGGTGACACGTAACCCGCATCATATTCAATAAGAATTCCCTTACCTAATTCGTTAGGTCCAAGTATTTTCATGTTTTGCATTTAATATTTTCTTTATAAATATTAAACTAATTGCAAATTTGAAATTTTGTCAGCCTTGGTTAAATAAAAATCGAATAATTCTGAGGATTCTATTATCTCTTTTTGAACATTTGATATAATATCTCTTACTGAATTTTTTAATTTAACCGATTTAAAATCTATTGGTTCTTTTGTAAAAAGTGTAATTTCTAAATTCATGAATGACCTTTTACCTTGACATATTCCGCTTGCCCTGAGGTCCATATCAACAATAAATTTTGAAAGAAAAATAAATTTATCTATAATATCAGTTAAAAGTTGTTTAACTTCTTTTGTGAAATAAGATACTTGTCTTGCCCAATCATCAGAATCTTTTTTTGGTTCTAACCAAGATTGTATGTTTATGTAAATTGACTTTAGATTTTTGGAATCAACTGTTCCATAAGATGTTTTGAAATTTTTATATCCCTTCAACACGCAAGACTTGCCTTTTTTCATTCATTTTTTAGCATTTCTGTTTATTTATATAATAAATTTAATAAAAAAAATTCAATTGTCAAAATGTTAATTATAGAAGTTAAAAAGGGAAATATTGACTCAGCTTTAAAGCAATTTAAGTCAAAAGTAATTAAGACAAAACTTGTGTCTCAATTACAAGATAGAAAGACCTACAAAAAAAAATCTGACGTAAAACGCCAGATTATTAAAGATGCAATCTACAAAGAAAAAAAGAAATCAGATAACTAATCCTCCATTTAATTGGGATAGTTTCACAAATTCTTTTTTTGAGTAGTTCGATGATACGACTTTTTCTTTTGTTTCATTCAATACTTTTTTCAAATCTTCATCTGATTCATTAATAAGTGAATCCAATTTTTTAATTGTAGATTCTTTAAGTGAATCAAATTCCTCTTTTGAAGGTTCAGATTTTAATAAAGAGATAACCTGTTTTCTTTCAGACTCATTGAGTTCTTCTAAAGCTTTTTGAACGTTTGCATTTGCAATTTTCATCATTGACTTTATTGGAACTATTTTTTTCTCCTCTTTAACAATGGGTTTCTTTGTTAAAGATTCAACTATTTCTTTTTTTGCAATTGATTTTTTCTCGGGATTCAATGAGTCTCCATAAATTAAATCATCAACTTTTGTGTAGTTATTTTCTTTAACTACAGATAAAGTCCATTTTTTAATTTTGTTTAATGTATCTTCATTTAAACTCAAGGACTTTGCCTCACTAACAAGGTCGTCAACCATATAAGTTGCAGTTTCTTTATCAAGACCTTTATTTTCTTTTAGCGTTTCATATATAAAATACAACCTTTTGAAAGACTTATCTTCCAAGATTGTGTTTTTGAAAAACTTCATATCTTTGCTTAATTTCTTTTCAGCAAATTATTTTACAAGTTTGTTTTCGACTAATGTTTTAATTACTCCGAATCTCATTTTGTGATTTTATATATAAATATCAATCTTTTAATAACGAATTTAATTTATTCTCAATTTCGTCCAAAGATTTTCTTGCCTTCGACAAATCAATAGTTTCATCATCGTCAATTAAATCATTTTCCAAAAGAATATTCATATCCTTTTCAACAGATTCAGGAGTTACTCCAGCTTCTCCTCCAGCCTCTGGTCCAGGTGGTGGAGGTGGCGGTGGCAGTGGAGATTCACCTGCGGGTGCTTCTAATCCTCCTGCTTCAGGCGCTGCTCCTCCTTCAGATGGTACTCCAGCCGGCTCACCTTCTTTCTTACCGTATAACTTATCTAAATTATCAAATAATCCTGTATGAGTAATAACTTCGGCAGTTTTCTTTAATTCTTCACCAACCGCTCTTTCAATTCTTTGTTGTTGTAGGTCAAGTTTGATTTCCTCATCAGAAAACCCTAAAATATGTTTTTTAGCCCAAGATTGTGATACGGGGGCAATTCCTGAGCCAGGGTCGGCAACCATATCTTTGTACAATAATACTTTTTCTTTCCAAACATCAATTCTAAGTAAATCTTGTTGAGTCGATGAATTTGTTAAAGAAAGTGTAAAGTTTCCAATTTCCTCTTCAAAACCTAAAACAAATAAGTGAATAATTGCAATTTTATTTAATTCTTGCAACATATTCTTTTGGATACGGTTAATAGTTCTTGCAAAACGAATATCTTGAAGAGAAAGATTTTTTCCATCTCCTACAGTTTCTTCAAATCCAAGAAATGCTTTTGGTACACGAAGAGCTGTTAATAGTTTTTTTTGAATATATTCAATATCTGCAATTTCAGAGAGGTTTTGAGCCCCTTGTAACGTTTCAATTGGGGACTGTTGTGCCGGGTCACGAACTGGAACAAAATAATCTTGGTCAACAGCCATTTGATTAAATCTCATATCCACGTTTCCTGTCTTATGGTCAACAACTTGGTCTCTTTTAAATTTGTTTGCAAATCTTTGGATATATGGCTCAACATCCGCATCATCCATATTTCCGACAAATACTTTAAATACACGTCTTTCAGGTGCTCTTGATGTTCTATAAATTAACATCGCATCTTCTGACAATAACAATTGTTTCCAAATACGTCTTGCCTTTTCAAGCATCGATGTACCATAAGGAAGTCTTCTATCGTCTCCAAGTAATCTAAAGTGAGCCACTTCCCAAGTATTAAATTCAAGGTCTTTTTGTTTCCACTTAAATCTTGTATGTTTTTTTGTCGGATTTGTCTCGGGGTCAGCTGATTTTCCACCCATACCTGCCTCCAACCTTTCAATTTCAATAATCGGAAGTTGCATACATCCTGTAACACCTTTTGTTGGGTCTAATTTTAAGTAAACAAAATTATCACCGTATTTACAAGTGTTTCTTGTCCACATTGGGAGGTTGGTATTAATGTCAAGATTGTTATTGAATAGGTCGGCTAAGATTGATTTAATTCTTCTTGATTCAGAATAAATCTGAAGCATAAATCCGTTTTGGTCTATTGTTGTCGATTCTTCTGCGTAAATGTCAAGAGCGGCTGATATCTCTGGAGTAAACTCCATAGATTCATAATCATAAAATGAAGATAATCTTGTTGGTTCATAATAAACTGCTTGAGTATATAAATTATGCTCAATTTTACCCCATTGATTTGCAAGATAAAAATTTTGTTGAGCCTGTAATTTTTCTCTTTCGTATTCTTGCTTTGAGGTTGTCCTTAATAATTCCTTCTTATCGTATCTATATGTTGGATAGTCTTGCCCAAGAAGTGAATTTGGCCCAAATGCTTGGGATAACCTTTGCCAAACTGTCAGTTTATTATTTTCCATTA